AGAGTTATACCCTCACTATAAACTATAGCTTGTATTACAATTCAAAATATGTACAAGATATTGTATGTCAAATCGCTATGCATTAGGCAGAATATTTCATGAACAATTAATCCCGCAGTTTGTAGCTGCGAGAAAAAAGAAAGGTATATCTCAATTAGAGATGGATGAAATACTAGGTGTAGCTAAAGGTCTTGTTTCCAAATGGGAAGTTGGTATAAGAAGACCTAGTGGATATTTGTTCTGTTGTTGGGCAGATTCCCTTGATATGAAAATAACACTAACCGCAAAAGGAGAATAAATGGCAGTAAATCCTGACTTTGAACCTGGCAGTATTACTAATGATCCAATAGTAAATCAAGTTGTTGAGATCATTATTAGTAGGCATATGCAAGGTATGGAAAAATTTGGTGTATCTATGGCTAACAGAGATAAACCTTTTGACCAATGGATTGATGATACCGTAGAAGAATTACTAGACGCTATTCATTATCTTGTAAAAGCAAAAACTATAGTTGATAAATTTAAAGTTAAAGAGAAGCAATTGGAACAAATGATTGATCAATTTAAAGCAAATACTTTTACACCAGAAAAGGAAGTAGCAGATGATAAGGAATCACAAACCGAGAAAGCGACCTGATTTTTCAGCACCGCATGTAAGAAAACAAGTATGGCAAATGAAGATCTTAAGGTTCTATAGAAATATAGAATTTAATGATGACATATATCACGAATTTGCCACAAAATTAGTTAACAATAAACTTGATAAAAAACAATTAGAAGAAGTTAACAGATTGATGAGGATAGATGAAAAAAATAAAAAAGCCCATTGGGAAAAAATTAGACAAAGACGAGCTACAGAACTTGGTATCTCAGTTAGAAAAATATTTCGTAAAGCGAAAACTAAAAACTAAAGCGAAACATTTTTATAGAGTAGGTGGTACCAAATGAGTAAAACATTAATTAAAACTGAAGGTACTTCAGAACAAAAAAGAGCAATACATATTTTAAAAAATCAATTAGTTCAAATAAGATCAATAGATAAAATCTTAAATCATTTATTATATAAAATTAATAAAAAACAATTTGATGTCGATCAAATACTTGAATGGATATATGAAGTTAAGGAAGGAAATAAAAGTAGAAGACATCAGATAGTAGAAACATTAGATGGCAATACAGAAACAGGAGGAGATATATATGAAGAATCAAGAGAAGAAGTCGAATATGGAAATAAAACAAGAAGTTAAATTTGATAGACGAACTGGAATAGGTGGTAGTGACGCTACTAGATTATACGAAGGTGATTGGTATCAATTATGGAGTGAGAAAGTAGGTGAAACTCCACCTGTTGATTTATCAGATGTATTACCTGTACAAATGGGAATACACACCGAACCATTTAATATCAGTTGGTATGAAAAACAAACTGGTAAAAAAGTTATTAGACAACAAGAATTTTTAACACATCCTAAATATGATTATATGTATGCTCATATTGATGGTGTTGTTTCTCAATTAATCCAAGAAAAAGATAAAAACATCTTTCCACAAGAAGCAATATTAGAATGCAAACATACAAATGCATTCAGTAATCCACAAAAATGTTTAGATAAATATATAGCACAGATCCAGCATTATATGATGGTGAGTGGATTTAATAAAGCATATATGTCAGTGTTCTTTGGTAATATGAAATATGATATTATCGAAGTAGAAGCTAATGAAAATTTTCAAAGAAAGTTAATAGCAGCTGAAGTTTTATTTTGGTACTATGTAAAAAATAAAAAAGCTCCACCTGATAATGTCAGTTGGGAAACATTTAAAATAGTAGGAGAACAACTAGATGGCAAACACAAAGTCCTCGTACCCTTATTATCCAGGATATAAAGATAAGGAAGGTAGTACTTCAGTAGAAGCTGCTGAATTGATAGCAGCAGGAAGTGTTACAATAAGAGAAAAAGTATTTAATGTTGTAAAACAAAAAGGAGTTTTTGGTGCAACAGCTGATGAGATTGCAGAGTTATTAAACTTAAGTAGTTTTACAGTAAGACCAAGAGTTACTGAATTATATAAACAAGGTAAGATTGAAAGAAAAGATACTAGAAGAAATGCTAGTAAAAGAAATGCTTATGTTTATGTAGTAAGTAAAGATCATATTAATAATCAATACATAGAGAAAGGAGTATAATATGAAAGTTGATGAAAGTAAAAATACATTTCTATGGGATCAGTTTAAACATACAGATCCTAGATATACTAAACCGTTTCCAAAGTTTGGTAAAACTTTAACAACAATAGATCCAATGTATCAGGTCATGACAATGACTAGAGTATTTGGCCCTGTTGGAAAAGGTTGGAGTTATGATGTGAAATACCATTATACAGATGTAAATGTATTTGCAGAAGTTAAGATCGTATATTGCATAGAAGATATCTGGTACAGATATGGCCCAGTAAGTTCTGTGTGTGCTTTATATAAGAAAGCAGGTACGCTTGATGATGAAGCTCCTAAAAAGGCTTTGACTGACGCTATGACAAAAGCATTTAGTCATCTAGGAGTTAGTGCTGATGTATTTCTTGGATTGTTTGACAACAATAAATATGTTCAAACAATGAAAGAGAAGTTCAATGGCAAGGCTACTAAAGATGAAGGCATCAAAGCTAAAGTAGTTCAAATAAATAAAAACAATAAGGAGAAACACAATGATAAATAAAGTTATCTTAGTAGGTAGGTTAGGTGCTGATCCAGAGATTAATACTACATCTCAAGGATCTAAGTTCGCAAATTTATCTTTAGCGACAAACAAGTCGTGGAAGAATAAACAAGGCGAAAAGCAAGAAACTACTACTTGGCATAAAGTTAAAGTATTTGATCCTGGATTAGCAGGTAACATGGAAAGTTACGCTAAGACTGGTTCTCAACTTTATGTTGAAGGTGAACTAGACAACAGATCATATAAAGATTCTAATGGGAATCAAAGATATGTAACTGAAGTTTTAGTTCCTAGATTTTCTGGAGTCATAAGATTAGTGGGTAATTCTAAACCGGCTGCTGCTAAAGCAACGGGTTCAGAATCAAAAGCTGATACTGACTTCGATGATCAATTCTAGAATTTAATAATAATTGCTACAGGCCTTTATTATTAGATAGGTTCAAATGGATTACCTAACTCCGAGGGATTTCCCATGGAAAAAAATATCCTTTAATTGTAATGGTTCTACATTTTGTGGAATCTTTTACAACTTCGGGAAGGCGTTTATACCAAACCTATTGGCTGTAGGGAACGCCTTCTTTATAATGTGAGTTTATTTTTTTATTAATGTTACATATCGTTACCGCATGGACTTAAAAGATATCTTAAAAAGGAGAGATCTTGACATTGAGAAATGTGTTCGCAGTACTGATGAAGTAATGCAACAAGTTGCTCTTGAAGTTTTCAAAGGAACTAACATTGATCAAATCCAAGTAGCTCTAATTTCAAGTGTTATGAACATAGCTGATATCTATAGATCCAGAAAGTTCTCTATTCTTTTACTCAAATCAGCATTAGCTCAGTTGGAATCAGAGGACTTTATTGAATCAGGCTCTAAGCTCAATTAGAAGCTCATACAGAAGCATCTATATATATGGTACCCAAGTACCGCATTTATCCTTGAAGGCTACTCTCCGTTGCTCTCAGAGCGTTTATCATCATCAATTTTCATGCATTCATAGTGAGCTGGTTCTTTTGTAGCGAAAACTACAAAACTATCAGTATTGACTATTTCTTTCCCACAATACTTACAATCACCTACTCTTACGATTATTTGTTTTGACTTTACCCAAGTCTTCTTCTTCATTAAACTGCCCTTCGTTAGGTGTGTTGTTAGCTAGGTCATTCAAGAAGTCTTTATCAACTTCATTTTCAAATGTAATATCTGTAGCGTGTTCTTTCAAATACTTGTAAGTACGCTTACGCTTCATTTAAAAAATGATTGAACCAACTATAAAACCAATAGTGCACCACACTATTTCAGTTCTATAATGTAAAGACCAGATTTGTATTTTAGATATCATATCAGGTATTGTCATTGTTACTCCATTATTAGTGATAAGATTTTTTTCTCACCCATATACACTTCTATGTTAGCTTTAGACTGAATACATTTATATACCACTCTATCTTTAGGACTTTTATCCTTCATAGCGTAACGCTTAGATTTTAAACAACTAGATAACGAATCGTGATAAAGGTGTTCTATAATTTTATGATCTTGTAAAAGTAAAAGTGCAAATACCATCTCTATCATTAGTGTGCTCCATTTCCGTTTCTAATTAATTTCTCTACATCAATTTGTAGCTTTGAAACTTGTTCTTTTAAGAAATCAATATTAATTTTATTGTTTCTCATATTCTTTAATTCTACTTCCATACCCTCAATTAAACCACTCATATGTTCTACAAGCATAAAAAGTTCTGCTTCCCCAGATGATTGACCTAATTCACCTCTTGGATATTTAATTCTAAATTCTGTATTTTGCATTAAATCTTTTTCAAATAATTCTAATTTAGTTGAATGAGTATTTAATTTTTCTATTACTCCAAAGTATGCCCATACACCAACTGCAACTGCTCCAATTATAGAAACTAAATTCTTAATAGGCATAGATACACCTGATTCAGAAGATACTTGAATAGGTTTCTTTGCCATTACTTTTTACCGTTCTTAAATATTTGTGTACCCTTGATACCGAATATTGAAGCAACGACAAGGATCCACAAATTTGTGAACCATGACGGAAGCGACTGGAAATATTCAAAAAAAAGTTTTACTTTTTCCATAGCAGTAGGATCATCACTCATCACTGCCCACATTAACACAATGATGGGGGCCGAAATAATCACGAGAACAAATTCATCTTTGTAGTCATTCTGTCTTGCTTCTAAAAGTTTGCCCTGGTAAGCCTCCTCACCACGAGCTTGTCTTTCAGCATGTAATAATTGTGCATCTGACATTGCTACTTTTGCTTTCTGTCTGTTGGCATATATTTTACCACCAGCTTGTAAAGCTATCTTTGCTAAACTAAACCAAGCCATTATCTTTTGCCCACTCCCCTACATTAAATGAAGGACATTCTTTTCTGTCATCAACATCTGTATGACCAATGATATGTGTAATTTCATATCTGTCTTGAATGTCTGTTATTTTATTTTTTAAAGATTCAAACTGTTCATCAGTAAAATTATTTTCCCAACCTTTACCATCATCTTTAGATCCTCCAACTAAACAAACTGCAATAGATCTATGATTAGCAACAGGTGCATGAGCACCCATCATGTCTTCAGGTCTAGCAGCTTCTATAGTTCCATCTCGTTTTATAATCCAATGGTAACCTACATCCTCCCATTTATTTTGGACAACATGCCACTCATGAATCTTTTCTACACCAATGTCCATAGACTTAGGTGTTTGTGAACAATGTACTACAATAGTATCTGTCTTATCTCTTTGTTCCATTTTTCCAATCGAATAACCAGCTTACAAATTTTTTATTCCATAAACTAATTTCCACTTTAATTTTTTTCCAAATTTGTCTTATTCTACCCATATGTTTTCTCCAACCTATCCATTGATATAAATTGAGATTCTTGAATATGATTATCCCAGATCCCCAATTCAACTAATCCCCAACTCCAACCTGTGAGGTTTAACTTAGCGTACTCCTCAACATGCCCAAATGGCAACGCACATCCGACATTAACTATTCTTACAAAGTTTCTATCCCCTATTTTAGGAGCTTTCCAATCTCTATATTTATGAGTATGTCCAAAAACAATATCATTTGTCGCATCATTAGCTATTTGAATTTCACAGTTTTTCCCTCCATATTCTTTACCCATAATGTTAAGAGGACAATGTGTAAATGAAACTCCAGCTATTCTTTTAAAAGCTCCGTATGGAGAAATTTTCCAATTTCTAGATGTAAAAGAATTATGTAATTCCTTCTTCATCATACCTGCAATCTCAGGAATATTTTCTTCAAACTTATAAACTCTTTGTTCGTGGTTACCGAATGTACAATGTCTAGGAATTAAATCATTATCAATATGTTTATCTAATAAATCTATAGATCTACGCATAGATTCTATGTCTTCCATATAAGCATCTTTTAATTTACCTGCTTGTGTATGATTTTTTTGAAAATAACTTAAACTATCAAATGAGGCCCAATCACCTATTTGAATTATATAATCTGGATTAGATTGTTTAATATGTTTGCCAATCCATTTAAATCTATCTTGAGGAATCTTTGGAGAATCGTGAGCATCACCAATGACAATAACTCTATGTCCTTTAAACATATATTACCTATGTATCTTTAGCTACAACTTCTATACAACGAAACTGAATCAGTGTCTTGGCTTTATTAATATCGATCTTATTAGATTGTTCCATAATATTATACGCACTTTTATATCCTGCTTTACCACAGTCATACCAGCTGTCATATAATATATCATTAGCTTTAATAGGTGGCATACATTCTAAAGCCACACTTGAACATAATTGTAAAACTAAAATAAATTTCATCCTATTGTAGTAG